CACGTTGGGAACGCCTGGAAGGTGAGGCCTGGGGGGTCAACTCTCCAGGTATGGACGCCCTCGGCGATGCTGTGCAGCTTCAAGGCCAGCACCGCGACAAGGCCCTCGCGATCCAGCTCCAGATCAGGCCACCACTCCAAGGCCCGGCAGGATCAAGCCAGAACTTCCGCAACATCCCCGGCGGGATCACGACCCTCAACGTCAGTGACCTGCAGAAGGGTGGATTGCGCCCGGCTTACGAGGCCCGCACCGACATCCAATCCCTGATGATGGACATCGAAGAGACGCGAAAGCGCATCAGCTCCTCGTTCTACGAAGACCTGTTCTTGATGACGACCATGTCAGATCGGCGTCAGGTCACAGCCACCGAGATCGCAGAGCGCCACGAAGAAAAGCTGTTGGTCCTTGGTCCGGTTCTTGAGAGCCTGGACAACGGGCTGCTCTCGCCGATTGTCGAGGCCACCTTCCTCATGATGCAGAAGGCAGACCTGCTGCCGCCAGCCCCTGAGAGCATCGCTGGTCGCCCGATCCGCGTCGAGTACATCTCACTGCTGGCACAAGCTCAACGCGCTGTGGGTGTGGCTGCAATCGAGCGCACGGTCGGTTTCGCAGGCTCCCTCGCACAGCTCAAGCCGGAAGTCCTCGATGTCCTCGATGGCGACGAGATCCTCCGGGAGTTCTCAGACCAGATCGGCCCACCACCAAAGATCCTGCGCGACAAGAGCGTCGTGGATCAGCAGCGCCAGGCCAACGCCCAAGCAGCACAGCAGGCCGAGCAGACCCAGATGATGATGGAGAACGCACAGCCAATGGCGCAAGCAGCCAAGCTGATCTCCGAGACTGCCAACCGGGGTGACGCCGGGATGCAGAAGCAGGGCGTCGGCATATGAGTATGGCGGGCGTCGAATGGCTGGTGGACGAGATGGACGCGGGTGACGCGGACCAGGAGCAGTTCATGGAGCTGCACGCGCATGAGCTGCGCAACGCCTGGGCCGGGCTTCTCTCCACGCGAGAGGGCCGCTTCATCGCGTGGTCGATCCTGGATCACTGCCACGTCTACGCAAGCTCCTACACCGGCAATGCCGCAAGCAACTTCCTGGAGGGCGAGCGCTCTGTGGGTCTGAAGATCTTGCGCGAACACATCCTACCACACGGGCCGCAGACGCTGGCCGACATGATGATCGAGGCACAGGACCGCTTCGATCACTTCATGGCTGTGGTGGACGGCAATCACACCAGCAGAGGAGATACCAATGGTTGATGAAGCAGGCGTTGTTGCGCCCACCGAGACACCTGTCGATGCACCCGCACCAAACGCGGACGCCGCACCGGCAACACCAGATCCTGCCATCACGGCAGGCCAAGACGCTGCAGCGTCTGACGCACCAACCGAGGGAGCTGTGGAACCAACCGATGCTCCGGTGGAAGGTTTCGCAATCCCTACGCCCGAAGGCATGGAAAGCTACGGATCTGACTTTGAAAGCTACTCATCGGATGTCGATGGATGGCTCGCAGAGAACCCCAACGCGAGCGCATCTGATGCCCTCAAGTGGGTCGCAGATCGACAGGTCAAGATGGTCCAAGACCAGATGGCCGGAGCTGAAGAAGCCCAACAGGTAGAACTCACCAAGCGCATAGGCGAGTGGGCAGATGAGGTTCGTGCAGATCCCGAGATCGGGGGCAGCAACTACGAAAAGAACGCAGCCATCGCACGCTCGGGCATCGAAGCATTCGCAGACCCCGAGATGAAGATGCTGCTGGAGGCCACAGGCTTCGGCTCACATCCAGCCTTCGTCAAATACGCATACAAAGTTGGCCGCAAGTTGGCCGACCCAGGCGTTGTTCTCGGCGGCGATGCACCAGCCCGCAAATCACTCACCTCTGCACTCTATGGATCATAAAGGACCAGTAAAATGGCTGAACTAAACGTAGTAAACCCGAGCCTTGTGGACATCTTGTCTCGCACGGACCCGGACAACAACATCGGCAGCATCATCGAGGCGGCTGAGAAGTCCAACCCGATCATCGCTGACGCCATCTATCAAGAATGTAACGATGGCTCCAAGCACCAGAACACGATCCGCGTCGGCATCCCAGAGCCAGCGTTTCGCATGTACAACCAAGGCGTCCAGCCTTCCAAGACTGAGACAGCGCAGGTCGTTGATACGACAGGCATGATCGAAGACTACTGCGAAGTGGACAAGGCACTGGCTGACATGAGCGGCAACGCGAATGCTTTCCGTGCGACAGAAGTGGTCGGCAAGCTGCAGGGTTTCAACAACTTTGTTGCGTCGAACATGTTCTATGGCGACACCGGCACAAACCCACAGGGCTTCATGGGTCTTGATGCTCGCTTCAACGACTTGGGCGCTGCTTCTGGGCGTCAGATCACAGACGCTGGCGGCACGGGATCGGACAATACGAGTGTCTGGATGGTGACCTGGGGCCAGCGCGGTGCGCAGCTCTTGTACCCTAAAGGCTCCGCTGTTGGCTTCTCGCATCGCAACCTGGGCGAAGACACAAAGCGCTTCTCCGATGGCAAGCTCATGCAGATCTATCTCGATCACATGAAGTGGGATCTGGGCTTCACGCTCGGTGATTGGCGCTGCGTCAGCCGCGTTGCAAACATCGATGTGTCCAACCTGACCAAGGATGCAGCAACCGGCGCTGATCTGCTTGATCTGATGATCGACGCAGAAGAGAACCTGGACACAACTGCACTTGGTGTGGACGTGAACGGTCAGCTCGTCAGCGGCAAGACAGTCATCTACGTCTCGCGCACGGTCGCTAAGTTCTTGCGCAAGCAGGCACTGAACAAGTCCAACGTCCAGCTCTCTGTTGAAGAAGTAGCAGGCAAGCGCACGACAATGTGGGGCGAGTTCCCTGTCCACCGCATCGACAGCCTGCTCGATACTGAAGCACGGATCGTTTGATCTGAACACGGGTAGGGGGGCGATCATGCCTCCCTCCATTACCTCTTTGTAGCGAAAGGATTTTCTCATGCTACTCGACGCACAAGCCCTGTTCTCAGACGATCAGGCAATCACGGCGACAGCCGCTTCGACCAACTACATGAACCTGGGTGATACTCTGACTGTGCCTGGCGCACCGGCAGCTTTGTCACGCGATCTGGGCGGGGCGAACAACATTGCTCTGCTGGTACAGGTCACGGAGGACTTCGCAACACTGACTTCACTGACAGTGACTGTGCAAGTTGATGACAACTCCAGCTTCTCATCCCCCAAGACAGTGTCCACGACCGGCGCTGTTGTTGCGGCTGATCTCGTTGCGGGCAAGAAGATGTCCATCTCGATCATCCCAACGGGTGCAGATGAGCAGTACATGCGCGTGTACTACACTGTTGGCGGTTCGTCCGCGACGGCAGGCACGATCACTGCTGGCATTGTCACGGGTATCCAGACCAATGGCTAAAGAGCGCATGATCAAGGCCAAGGCGACAGCCACTGGTCAGGTCAACGGCGTGATGGTGCGTGCTGGTGATACGTTTGAAGTCGCTGAGAGTGCTTACTCAAAGCGGTGGATGACTGAAGTACCAGCACCTGCCAAGGCCGCACCCAAAGTCGCCAAAGAGACCGGCGACACATCCATCTGATCGGTCCTCTCTTCCTGACGATCAGTAACTGACCGGGCGGTAGCCTCCTCTGTCGCCCGGTCACCCTCACACAAAGGCAGCGCATCATGGCCGCATCACAAGTACAGATCTGCAACATCGCACTGTCCACCTACCTCGGTGTCGCTCCGATCACGGCCCTGGCTGCTGGCACACCTGCCGGTGAGCAATGCCTTTTGCATTACGAAGACGCCCTGCACGAGCTGTTCGAGGCCTACCGCTGGAGCTTTGCCACCAAGCGCCTCACGCTGTCAGAGCTGACCAACGACCGCAGCTCGGAATGGGATTACAAATACACCAGGCCACCAGAGGCCTTGTCAGTGCATTGGGTCAACGAGCTTGAGGCTGCACGCCTCGCGACCAGCACGGGCCAATCACCTGACGCACCACGCGAGACCACATCGAGCGTCGTTTACACTGACGCACCCACAGCGGTGATGGCCTACACCCAGATCCTTACCGACCCGACAGTATATCCGACCTACTTCAGCTCGGCACTGAGCGCGTCACTTGCTGCACGCATGGCCATCCCCCTCACCGAGGATCGTGGCCGCGCATCAGACGCACGCCAGATGTCTGTGGATCTCTTGGACAAGGCAATCGTCCTGGATGAGCGTGACGCATTCATCACGATCCCTGACCACCTGCCGCACTGGATCATTGATCGGGGTGTGAGCTAATGCCTACCGCAAAGTTCCAGCCA